CACCCTATGCCCTTACCCCTTACCTCTTTGTTAGTCCACAAACTGTTCACGCAAATAATGATAAGTTTATGACCCCAAATCGCTATGGTGAATCTGCTCGTTATGTTGAAAAACAAGATAAATATGGATTGTCACCTAAACAATTCGCAACTCTCAAGCCTAATGCTGATTATACTGAAAAATATAAAGGATTATTACCACAATCTGGTCCTGTTACTCCAGCTTATGCTTTTACACAATAAATACAAGAGGGTGCGATTTCTAATGATTTTCAATGATTATTATAATATAATATATGTGTCCGTCGCCATTCGAAAAAGGTTTTCGAATGTTCGCGGACCAAAAGAGAGCCCGTACATTTGAAAACGGCTAAGCCGTTTTCAAATGGCGCTGCTCACATATATTCTATTATAATAATGATTTTCAATGATTATTATAATATAATATATATTCTATTATAATAATGATTTTCAATGATTATTATAATATAATATATATTCTATTATAATAATGTCAGTTGAAGTTCAGTCATCTTTTAAAGACCAGTTTAGTTTAGTTAAAACTAGCGATAAAGATACTGGTTTTTATAATAATAAATATAGTTATTTAAATCAAGAAACTGCATATGTTGAACCAGTTAAGCCAGAGAATATGTTTCCATTTAACACTTTTGAAACATTAAAAAATAGTTCTGACCCTAATAAATTTAATACACGTTCGCGTGATGGAACATTAATTATAAAAGATTATCATTCCAATGAAGTGGGACAATATGCCACGCCAAAGAAAGAAGTTAATTATATGTTTGAACCAATGAAGAATGAGAATGCTCTAGCTGGTGATACAAAAATTGTGGATAAAATAGGGTTAGACCGTTTTAGTAGTACATTAAAATATAAAAACGGTGATTTACTTGATAATACCAACATCCGCCCAGAATGGATTGATGGTGTTCCAACCACTTTTATGATTCGTCCCAGAGAGAAAACACAAGAAGAATTACGTGGCAAAGGTGTTAATAGCCAAAGACTTGCATCTGAAAATAGACCCAATGAAACGGGTATGATTGGTGAGGGTATGTCGGTTGACCCAGAAGAAATTAATGGAACTCGTGTCCCTATGTTACGCTACCGTGAACAAAACTCTGTTGATGATTTACTTAGAACAACTGGTGTTATAACTAAACCAGAATGGCGTTCTCTTGTTCGTAAAACAGATTCTGAACGTAGTTATATGAAATCAATTGATGGTCCTCCAATGGCATCTGTCGCAAGAGAAGAATTTAGAAATGAACAAGCTGCGCGTCCAACACAAAAAGAAGATGAAAATAACTTTATGGGTCCATCGTATAGTTATGTAAATAATGCAGAATATAGAAACTATCAAGCAGCTAATCCAACTCATCGTGAAGATTATATAGATGAACAACAACTTACTGGTACTGTTTCGTACGTTGGAAGAGAGGAATTTCGTAATTATCAATCAGCCAATCCAACACAACGTACAGCTTACGAGGGAATGCTTCCCATTACAGGTGTCAATTCATTCGTTCCAAAAGAAGAATTTAGAAATTATCAATCTGCCAACCCAACACTCAGGACTGATTACGAAGGTATGTTGCCTATTACTAATACCCATTCATATGTTCCCAAAGAAGAATTTAGAAATTATCAAGCAGCTAACCCAACTATTCGAACTGATTACGAGGGAATGTTGCCTATCACCAATACTCATTCATTTGTATCCAAAGAAACATACCGTAATTATCAAGCGGCTAATCCAACCATTCGTACGGATTACGAGGGTATGCTACCTATCACAAATACCCATTCATTTGTACCAAAAGAAACATACCGTAATTATCAAGCAGCCAATCCAACTATTCGAACTGATTACGAGGGTATGCTCCCTATTACCAATACACATTCATTTGTACCCAAAGAAGAGTTTAGAAATTATCAAGCAGCCAATCCAACTAATCGTACTGATTATGAAAATATGAATCATATTACCGGTACAACATCATTTGTAATGAAAGATGAATTTAGGAATAATCAAGCGGCGCTCCCAACTAATAGAGAAGAATTATATAATGGGGTTAGTGGTACATATAATATGTCTGGAGGTATGGTTTATGAAAATATGCAAGCAGCTAATCCGACTAATAGAGAAGACTACGAAGAGACTAAATATATTAATGGGTCATTTAATCAATCAAGTGGGCAATATAGACCTTATAATGATATTACTCGTGCGGGTATGGTAGAAGATGTTTTAGCGCGTGACTATAATGGACCTCAATTTTCATTTGTAAGTAAAGATACATCTAGAGTATCTGCTAATAATATGGTTTTAAATGATGCAGTTGAAAATAGCATTAATCTTACCAATCGAGAACTCGGAGGTGGTGGTACAGATAGAATTCCCCAAGGACGTGAAAATATAGGTTTATATACGGATAGAAATAGACGAGAAAAAACAGGAACACTTGAAGGAGGTGGAAAAGTTCGTAATGTTGCTGTTAATTATATTGGGGAAGTACCGAATACTCGTGGATATAATGTACTTCAAGAACGTTCACCAATTAATCAACACGTCCCAGCCTCATTAAATATGAATCCTTTTGTTAATAATATTATATATACAGGTCCATCTACCGTCGATATTGTCCGCGAAACGACTAATATTAGTGACCGTTTATTGGATAGAAAATAATGTATATAATAATAATGAATGATATAATACGCGGTATTTCACCGGTTCATACTAATTATACAATTTCTAGTCTTAATGAAAATGATAATATGGTTGACAGTATAATTAAAGCAGGGACTATCCATAAGCAGGTTCGTAAGAACATTGTTAATATGCTTTACCCAGGAGTTAAAATTTATAATATATCTAAAAAAGTTAATGATTTAATCAGATATTATACTAAAGATACTGGTGTTAATGGAGGGATTGGATTTCCCCCAACTGTATCTCTCACTAATGTAATTGCACATAATTCCCCACAAAAAGATGATAATATAGTTGTTAACTATAATGATAATATTAAGTTGGATATTGGGGTTCATGTAAATGGATGGTGTGTTGATTCGGCATTCACTTGTTATTTTAATCCTGATTATTATGATCTTCATCACACTACAAAATATGCCCTTGAACAAGTAGTTAAAAATATTGGAATCGATTCACCTATATCAGAAATAGGTGATATTGTAGAAGAAATTGTTGAATCAAAAGAAGTTATTTACAATGGTGATATTTATCCATTGAAAATAATTCGAGGTTTATGTGGACATAGAATTGAGCAGTATAATTTACATACACTTCCTAATATCCATTGTTACAAGAATTCAAATACAGAAAGAATAAAAGAAGGATTATATGCTATTGAACCTTTTGTATCTATACTTGGCGGTGGATTTCACGAGGGTGATGTTAGAAATAACTATCGACTAAAAAGTAAGGATGACCCATTATTTAAGATATTTAATAATATGATATTTTCAGATTATCACTTAGAACATTATAAAATACAAAATTTTAATATTAGTAGTGTTCATACGTATCCACCATTAATAGCAAATAAAGAAAAAGATATGACATGTCAATATGAACATACGGTTTTATTTACAAATGATAAAAAAGTAGTTGTTTCACAAGCAGAAGATTATTAATATTATTATATGCGCCTGCATTTATTATATTACTAATGAATAATTATTCGTAAATGTAGCCGGGAACTTGTGGCTATTTTCTTTATAAATATCATCATAAAGTTTCAATATCAATTTACCCTCCAATATATCATCCTTTTTAATAATTTCATCTATGTGTTCTAATAGTATATTATTGATATAATTATAGGTATCAATAATATGGTAAAAATTTCTTGCACCAGTTATAATTATATTACCTTTTTCAAATATAAAAACACTTACATCTTTATCTTCTAAATTCTTTGTCGGTGGGACATATTTAATAATCACACAAGCCCTCACACATTTTTCATATTGTGCTTTAACTTTTTTCATAAGTAATAGTTTATACAATTTGCTTCTATCAATCATCATATTAACCATATAATTAGAATTAATCATATATATATCAAAATTGGTAATATTCATAACACTTGGTTCAGCAACAAATTTAATTTCTTCAATAGCCCCATTTGTAAACTTTCCTTTCGATTGACCTAAACAATAAATCATTTTATTTAATGCACGATTTGCAAATTCAATATTCTTTAATCCAGATATTTGAATGGAACCATTCTGAAATAATTTAATGTTTATTTGCGGTTCATCGTGAATATTTTCAAATGGTCCTTCATTAATTCTTATTACTAATGTAATCTGATTATAAAATGGATTATTTGAAACATTTGTTTTTCTTTTTGTTCGTCGTTTTTTCTTTTTTTCTTCCACCAATGTTCTCATATCAAGTTTATTGATTTTAACTGTAAGAATATCATCTATTGATAATGGTAAATGATGTTTTATATTTTGAATATTAATATTTGTACCTAATTTACAACTCGCACACATTGTTGATATACTAACACCTTGCGGTAATGCAAACATTAATGGGTCCGCTGTTATATATTGTTTAAATTGATAATTATTCCACACAACCATTCCTTTATAATGTTATAAATAAATCTTTAAATGTTATGTATTCAATTTTTATGAAACTATCATTAATGATAGTTTCATAAAGTTAATTGGGTTTGATATGATTTTTATTTATGTGATGATTATAATATATTTATTTTATAAATATATTATAATGTTCTCACCAGTTAAACAAAATAATAATGTCCGTATGGGTAATAATAAAAAAATACATATAATTTATGGTACACGAATTATAAAAAATCAATCATTACCTTCCAAATAATGCTTTCTACATAGGCTCATATACATATCATTTGCTCCAATCAATACTTGTTCATTCTGTTGATTATTCTTTTTCCGATAACTAAATGGTGCAGGGGTTCCATCCATACATTTTACACAACATGCATTAATTTTTGTGCACGATGTACAATAAGGAATTAAATCGAGAATTTGCCCAAATTTATTTCTATTGGAATCACCATCCAGCCCAGTAATAACAACATTAATATTATATTCTTCAACCAATCTAATAACTGCTTCTTTAAGGTCATCAAAAAATTGCCCTTCATCGACAAAAATAGTATTTATGTTATTATTATTTTGATTTAATTTGTCAAAAATATCATTCATATGTTGAAGAACAATACAGTGCTCTTTGTCATAATTATGTGAGATAATGTGTGACTCGGCATTTGATTCCTCATAACGATTATCAATAGATGGTTTAATAACTAGATAATTTTTTTGTAATACTTTAAGGATACGGATACGCCGAATAAGCTCACACGACTTGCCTGCAAACATAGGACCGATTATGATATCTAGGGTTGTGTTAGTCATTATATATTATAGTTATAGGTATATAAATTATTTAAATCAATTTTTATTCTCTAATATTTTATAATGTTCACCGATATATCAAAATTTAACAATATATCCGATTATTTACCCATACTTAACGGGAGTCTCTTAGCTGATATCCTTATAATATTTGCGACGTTTTACCTCCCCAATATAATAGGTTCAAACCAATTAGCTAATTGGTATAAAAAATATGGTTTATCAGCAGTTATAGCCGACACCTTAATTCTTGTTATAGGAATGATTATTGCTCGTGCTCTATATAGTAGGATATTTGGCGACCAATTTAATATACTTAAATTTGCCTTCCTTGTATTAGTTGTCCAAATAATTCACGATTTTATATTTTATTTTGGTATAATTAAAACTCTCCCACGTGGTGTAAATAATATGATAGACATCTTTAAAGATTATGCAGAAGAAGTCAGCGCAGGCGCTGTTGTGGGTGATAGTGTTATGATAACTATGGCAGTATTATTTGCTAGTATGTTGGCAAATTATAATAGCAATACAAATATTATAGTATTGATAATATTGGTTTATTTGATGCCATATATTGTTCATGCAAAAACAATATAAATAATAAAAAATAATAATACTAATGAAAGTTCTATCGTGGGACGTGGGTATTATAAATCTTGCGTATTGTTTTATTGATTATGATTATGATACTAAAACATTTAAAATTTTGGATTGGGATGTTATTAATCTTACCGAACGAGACAAAATGAAATGTACCCAATGTAATGCCAATCCAAGTTTTTATCAAGGTTCGAGCGACAAGTATTATTGTAAAAATCATATGAAGAATGCCAATATAACCCCTCCAACTTTTGAAAATCTTTTTAAGGATGATAACAATAACACTTGTTGTTATGAAGGTAAAACAATTTGTGGGAAAAAGAGTAAATATAGCTATGAAGGGGCATTGTGTAATGTTCACGCCAAATCAAAATATAAATCAATCCAGAATACATTTAAATTAGTAAAACATACAAAGAAAGCAATCAATACAATGAGTATGGATGATTTTCTGTATAAATTAATTATGGAATTAGACAAACGACCTCATTTATTGCAATGCGATAGAGTATATATTGAAAATCAACCCACAATGAAAAATCCTAGAATGAAAACTATTTCGGTAACACTATATAATTTCTATATGATTCGCGGGATGATTGACAATAACATTATATCGGCGGTTCATTTTATGGCTCCGAGTAATAAACTTAAATTGGCTGATGATGGGGATAAGAAAGAATTGGTTAAAGTTAAGAACGATGACAATGAATCAAAAACATATAAATTAACAAAGGCACTTGGTGTAAAATATTGTTTGGAAATGATATCTGATATGCCAGAATGGGTAGTAAGATTTAATAGCCATAAAAAGAAAGATGATATGGCTGACTGCTTTCTGCAGGGTATGTACGCATTATTGAATAAATGAAGATTAGTCTTCTCCATTAATTTATTAAAAATACATTTATGTAATTTTAATAAAAATTGAAATTATTATATAATAATTATTTTATTTTTATTATAAATGGAACTTATAAACACATATGTGTCCGTCGCCATTCGAAAGTGGCTTTCGAGTGTTAAATTAAAATACATAAGTATTTTAATTTAATTTTCATAATAAAGAAATCCCAAAGGAATTTCTTCACTTTCGAATGTACGCGGACCTCGATAAATGCGTCCGCATTTATCGCAGCAAATCCGAAGGATTTGACCAAAAGAGAGCCCGTATATCTTTTGGCGAAGCCAATATAAACGGTAAGACCGTTTTCAAATAGCGATGCTCACATATTTTAATTCATGGTCAAAACAAAATTTAGAAATAATAAATATATTTGACATAAATGCTAAATATAAAGTAAAACCATTTAATGAAGAAGTTTATAATGGTTTAGATGAAATTATTAAATATTGGCAAAATAATCCAATGAAACAATTGAATCAACACCCACAGATTATTGAATGTTTTCCAAATAAAACAGATGATAAATATTTTGTTGAATTTACGAATATGTTTGAATATAATAATAAAATAAAACACACACACGGGATGATATTATTTAAAATTAAGAATAATAAAATCTATGAATTAAGTGAATTTTATAAATCACAAATAATTGAACTAGGAATAATAGGATTAACTGATTAAATTATTATTAAAACTTTCATTAATTATTTTCTTCCACGTCGCATCAATCAAATTTCTTTTATTATAACTTAAGACATTTATAAGGTCTATATATATTTTCTTATAATCTGAATTTGTAAATAAATATTTTTCGATTTCTAAAATGATATCATTAAATTGCTTTTTCTTTGCTCTAGATTTAATCATATTATTTAATGTTTTCAAATGTGATAATCCATATAATAATATTTTATCGAAATAATCACTTTTACGATGCTTCTCAATATTTAATGTATCTATATTTAATGTTGATACATATTTATTATTTAGCGATGTTGTACAAAAAGTATGATTTTGTGGTAAGTTTTCATTAAAGTTAATTAATTCAATTGCTTTAACAAGAGAATTTAAATTTTGTTCTATAATTTCTTCGATTTGTTTTTGTGTAATATGACTTAAATCTTCTTCACCTGGTTTTGCAAATATTACATTTATTATATTTGTAATATTATTATTGTTTGTAATATTGTTTGTAATATTGTTTGTAATATTATTTGTTATATTAACAGTTGGGTCATTAATAATTGTTGTATTTATACTATTACTTTTACAATAATCTTTCTCATGTCGCCATCTCGCTATTCTATCTGAAAATATTTTATTGCAAAATTTACAAATGTGCGCGTCGTAATAGGCAAGTGCGCACTTGCCTATTAGCGAACATAACTGGTTGCGATAAATGAAAAGTGCGGGACGCACTTTTCAATTACGACAACCACAAATTGTATTTTGTTGTACATTTGTATGTCTTTCGATATCTGTGTTTTTATGTTTGTTTTTTGTATGCTTCCATAATCCACTATTTGTTTTAAAACTTTGAGGACATTTATCACATTGAAATATATCTGACATTGTTTATTAAAATATAATAGTTTAATTTTTAAATTAAACTTTCCAATTTATTTCCAGTTAAATATAATCAGGGTACTAAAATATATTTATTCTATATTTTATGTTGTTAAAATGACATTTTTAAAGGATTTTTCGACATTCTAGTTGGAAATGACTGACATTCTAAAATAAACATAAAATATATCATATTTTTGATGTAAATAAAATTAATTATAATTAATTTTAAAGTAATTGGGAAGCTGTTAATATTAAATTTATTATTAATAAATCGTAATTGAGGGCAAAATTTCCATTGTATGCGTTGGTACATAGCTTGGATGTTGTTAACAACATCCAAGCTATTAAAATAACAACATTGTAGTATAGGTTAATTACTTGTACATGTAGATGTAATATATATTAAGTTTAATATATGTATATGCTAATACCGTATAATAATTTCCATTTTCATAATGAAAGAACCGAATATGTTGTTATGGAAATCATACATACCTGAGGCGATGGAAATCAAAAATTTAAAAATCTTTGTAAAAAAATTAAAGTTTAAAATTTTTATATATTTTTTATTAAAAAAACTTATATGATAAAATGGTAATAAAAATTGATAATAAAAATTGATAAATAAACTGTCACCCAATAATATCATATAATATAAATGAACAATCTTATCCATCTTTTCCTATTCCATTATGTTTATCGTAAATTAAACACCTATATGAAACTCAGTTGTATGCTATTACTAAGTGGTTTTATTATTTACCAAGAACCGAATATTATTATGGAATTTATTAAAGTAATATTACTAATTGATATAATTTTTAACGCATTATATCAACTAGTACTCGATAATATTTATATTGATATTAGAAACAACCTCATATCATTATATATTATCTGGACTTTTATTCATATTTTACCAGATGAATATCGTTTGGAATCATTATTGCGCCGTTATACTGTCCATCGTTATGGATTGATAAATTGATTAAATCGTATAGATTTAATCTATATGATTTAATCTATATTATTAAAATGATAGCATACTTCATATTTTCCAATCATATCATTTGCAACTGGAAATTTCATATTATGAACATAAATATTTTTACGAGTAAATGATTCCGCAATTTCATCAATTGACATTCTCCTAATAAATCTATTATCTTGTGAAAATTTATTGAAATATACTTTTTTATCATCAAATATAATATAATGAATATACATACGAAAACTTTCACAATTTAATTTAAATACTTTAAAACAGACAATTATCTTTTCTTCTTTATGAATATAATCTTTAATATATATTTCTTTTTTATCTGGCATACTATTATTAATCGAAATAATATCAATCATATAGGTTGCAACATATTTGATATCACCCATAAGTTTAATATCAAATATACAATAACTACTCAAAATTCCTTTTCCCATATCTAAATGCGATGTGCTTCTAAGAGTGGTATTATACTTGTGATTTAATGGATATATTTTCATAATATAATTACCATAAAATGTATTAATATGATAATTATATGGATTTATATTTATGGGGACATTCATCTCAACCATAATATTGGTAGTTTTAATATTATTAAGATTATCTTTCTTATAAAGGAGCGTTGTATCGTGTTTTTTGTCTTGATTTATTAATACTATTGTTTTCATCCCAATATCTTCATCAAATAATCTTTTATAAATTTTATCATATTTTTGGTGTATTTCCCTATTTTCATTTATATTAACAGTATATAACGGTTCATCTATATGATTAAAATTAGAAAGGTCATAGATGTCTATCATTTTATCATTATTACTAATAAAATAATCCTAATTAAAATCAATTTTTATTTTTCTGATTTATAAATCAAAAGCCACTATCAATTTTTATTAAAATAACACTAGTGTTATTTTAATAAATGTTAATCGGGGTTGATAGATTTTTAACAAAAACTATCTCCCAATCAATTTTTATTAAGATTTTCATCTAATGTCAATCCGACTTTTTTTAATATAATATCCTTCATAAAAGGCGCCATCCCTATCAATACACTAGCAATATCGTGATACCAATGTACACAAGTTGCCCCATTTACATTACCAATTAGTCTTATAATATTATCGGTAAATGCATCAACATCAACAGCAAAAGGGATTGATTTTAAATATTGAGTGTTTTCTGTTATTACCGCACCGGGCATAATTATAAGCATATCAGTATCTTTATATTCTTTCATTAAACTATTTGCGTGATAAAATCCAAATGCATTTGTCGCCTCATATACACCCATATAAGGAACACTAATCTCTCCAGTTGGGATATATTGAGATAAAAGAAATGTTGGGAATATACACTGTGCGGTATTAAATAAAACAGCCGATTTCTTTTTTCTTTTAACCATTTCTTTTAATGCCAAATTAGTTAATCTTATTTGTGGATAAGTTCCGGTTATTAATGAATTACGTATCATACTATCATCTTGTTCGTGGCTTGGATTAGATGCAGTCCTACGTCCGACATTATTTATAAGAATACCTATATCATATTTGGTAAATAATGGTTCAATATTATCCCACCAGGTAGGATTCATACTTTCGCTAAAATCTTTTACAATTACTTTTGTTTTAATATTTGGATATAATTTTTTAATTTCTTTTTTGGTATTATAAGTACGCTTTGAACCAATCATAATTATATTGAATCCGCGTTGTGCCATTTTTATTGCGAGCATTCGTCCTTGTCCGCCACTTGCTCCCGTTATCATTACCCAACAATTTCCATATCGTTCTTTAAAATCAACTTCTCTAACTGTATTTTTATAAATAACTTCTAGTAGAAATTTAATAATAGGTCCAATAACAAAGATAAATATTATAATTAAAAGTATTTTTATCATTATATTAAATATATTTAAAAAAAAATAACAATAAACTAATATGGAAGATATATATGACCTTACTAATTTTAATCTTAGGAAAGACCCACTTTTAACTTTTATAGTAAAAAAAGAAAATAATGAAACTATTATACAATGTAATGATAATATTATTGGGATTTATAATGGATTTGTTTCTGAACACGATATAACTGATATCATAAATCAGTTATTATATAAGAATAATATGGATATAGACAAATTATGTTTTATAATGGATAATAATAGTGACATTATTTCAATAAAAACAGATGATAATCATCCGTGTTATAATATAAATAAACATACTGTTGTTAGAAAATTTAAAACGATTGCTTTATATTTTGGTCTCGATAATCGTAAATATTTTAGATTAAAATGTTTTATGATTAATTATAAATTAAATGATATGGCAAATTATATGGCTCACGGTAAGATTTATCCTAAATATGCCCATATAGTTTCACCTATATATGATAAAGAGGGTGATATTAATAATGATAAGATAAGTGTCACATTATATTTTGACCTGCAAAATGGTTTACATGATAATATGTGGTTGTCGTAATTCAAAAGTGCGTTCCGCACTTTTGACTTATCGCAACCAGTTTTGTTCGCTAATTGGCAAGTCTGCACTTGCCAATTACGACGCGCACATATATTATATAAATTAATAGATGTAAAAGAAAAATTTATTAAAAATATTAAATTTATATCAACTGATAATAGATATATAATTCTATGTAAATTATTTGAAATACATAAAGATACTTATTATCGATTATATGTATGTAAGATTTATAATATAGATTTGGACAAAAGCGTAAAAGTATGTTTTTTTGATGATATGAATAAATTTATTAATAGTAATGATACAATCAAAATAAAAGAATATGATAAATATATAAATATACTTGATAATGAAATATTTATTGATTTAACTGAATATAAGTATTATATTTATAAATCATATATTAATTACCGTGGACGATAATATAGAGAATGAATAATATGTGAGCAGCGCCATTTGAAAACGGCTTAGCCGTTTTCAAATGTACGGGCTCTCTTTTGGTCAAATCCTTCGGATTTGCTGCGATAAATGCGGACGCATTTAT